TACTTGTCAGGGTAGTTGAGAACCTCGTTTGTTTTCCACATTTATATAATACCATAAAAAAGACCCCTGTATAGGGGTCTTGTTACACTTGTTAAACTGTCCTAGTCATCATACACTCTACACTCTAATGAGTCAGGATGATTATCACAATATACTTCTAAATGCTTATCCTCATGTCTTGTGTGCCAATCATTGATCCGACCCTCATTACTATCAACCACATCTCCTTTATGATATTCTTCATATTCTGCATGAACATTCTCCAAATCTTCCTTACTATACTCTAACATACCATGATTAATGTGTTCCTTGTGATCTTTTGGATCAAGATAAACTTCATGCTCTAAATCGTGCTTAATAGTAGACATAGATTAAACTTTACTCCTATAATGGTATTTATTTTAAGTGGCGACTGCAACCTCTCGAAGAGCCTCCATTTTAACAAATTGTTCTTTCATATTATAATACAATTTATGATTTTCTGTCGTCAAATAGTATCCTTTTATCTCGTTTCCATCACAATGCCATCCATAAGCTAGTAGACGTTCCTCATCACCATCAATTCTAAGTGTTTTATCACTATGCAGGTATTCGTGGTATCTTTCGTCTAAGTTAATCATTGCCTTTGGAGTATGTGTTGATATTATAACATAGTTATATATTTTATCTATAAATTTTATAATCTCTTTATAATCCCTTGGTATAACTTAATACTTTTTATCATAAAATGTCAAGATCTTTACCCACTTTAGTTCTTTTTAAAGATCTAGTACTACTATTAGATAATAATTCTAGTAGTTCTTTTGAATGTCTCGCACATATATTATGGTACGATATTCTTTCAACAACTGTAGTTCTTATAGTGTTGTATAACTCATCAGGTGTTACATCACTGTCTAATGCCTCCTCAACCCATGCTTTAAGGTTTTCAAGTGCATAACTCTTAGTCTCTTCCATGTTGATCCTCCTTAACTACTTGTTGGATTAATAATTCAATTTCTTCAGAAGTAAGTTTGTTTAAAAAGTCCCAATAAGGGTCTTTTTTGTCCCATTCTACCATAAATGAACCATCTTCATTCTGATTTATCTTTAGACTGTCGTTTTTTGGCATGTTTTTCCTTTTTCTTCACCATTTTAGCATACTTTATATCATATTCAGTGTACCATTCAGGATGTTTTTTAGATTGTTTGATTAGTTTCTTTGCTGCTTGTAGATCCTTCACTACTATTAAGATTTGTTATATGTTCTAACATAGTATCTATACGATCTTCAAGATAGTTCTCCAATTCATACATTTGTTTAGCATAGTCCATGTTTTCCTTAGTTAATATATCCACATCACTCTCTAACAACTCTATTCTATTAAGTAATTGATCCCTCATTATTAACATTTCTTGGTATAAATTGTCCATGTTACTTTTTTGATACATTTTGGAATATTCTATAGTCCCTTTTCCTAAGATTATGTTTTCTTACATGATCTTCTACATGTTCTATACGTTGAAACCATGCCAAATTAAGTTTTGGTTGCTTTCTTCTATCTTCAAATCTATAATCAAATGTACTATGAGGAAACTTAGAACCATCTCTAGTCTTTGAAAATGTTATTCTTTCTTCTTTAATCATTTTTTAATCCACCCTAAAATAAGATTGAATAATCCTTTACCAGCATTACCTTTTATTTCATCAAACATATACATATTCAATCTAAAAGCATAATTAGCTTCTACTATTATATCATTTTGTTGTGATTCAGTGAGTGGAAGTTCATCAAGTATGCTACGATACTTAGTCTTATATTCTTTAGCATTATCTATCTTATCAAACTCATAGAAATATAATCCTTCACCTTTTAAGTTCATTGCCTTCTCTGCTATTCCCTTCAATATCTGTCCACCTGATAGATCACCCAAGTATCTTGTATAATGATGACCAACTAATAGCTCTGGTTCATCTTTAGCAACTTCTCTTATTCTATTAATATAATTCTGACATGCTTCAGTTGGTGTTACTATTGATCTCCAAATTGGTCCATAATAATATCTTAAATCAGTTTCAAGTGCTGTTACTCTCTCCAACTCTGGTAAGTTTATCTTACCAATTACAGGATGATCCTTAAGTTTCCTTACTTCCTCCTCCATTGCACTATACACAAAGTATAAGTCAGCAACTAATACTTTATAACTGTCTTTACTAACAACACCACGTAAGAATGATTTTACAAATGCTGTATTCTCTGCTGCTGAATGTGATTTCTTTGTCCCTGCTTTAATCTCTTTAGAGAATGTCATATTTTTTATGATTATGTGTATATTATAAAACCCCCTTAACAAAATGTCAAGAGGGTGTGAATATTTACTAATTGAATTTACTTTAAGGTGGATGTTGATACTTAATCATTTGTTTGTTAAGATAAACGTCTAAATTGTTTTAAATTAAAACCTCCTTACATATACGTTTACAAACATGTTGGTCGTCTTCACAGTCAATCAGGCACTCGTAGTATTCGTTGATTAAATCACTATGTGAATCGTTATATTCCATATGTTTTGATCCAGCTAGTTGATTAAATGAAATTAAGTTGTGCATAATTGCCTCCCAATGAACTACAATAACCAAGAGATTTAGATCATCTTGTTATCCCTAATTCTACCATTATTTATGCAAATTGTGTCTGTATTTGCTGATACATTTTAACAAAAATTTATGCCTATTAGATAAACTTATTGGTAATAATTTACATCCTCACCTACAGTATTAGGACATAACATAGCACCTGCAAGTTCTTTTGCTTGTTCATTCTTTTCACATAATTTATTCATCCATATTCTATCATCTAAATCAACCTCACCATCAGTTGATATCATCCGACAACAGATATCAACAATTCTATTTCTGTAATTGGTGCTTAACATGTTCAATTGCTGCTGGTAATATGGCATATTCTTTTCGTTGAATAGCCTTGGTTAACGATTTAACATTATCTTCAGGAAGAATAGGAACCTCACTTTGCATGATAACCTCTCCTCCATCTAATTCCTCATTCACATAATGTACAGTGCATCCAGTAACAGGATCACCTGCTTCCATTGCTTGCTCTACAGCATTTAATCCTTTGTACTTAGGAAGTAATGAAGGATGTACATTAATAATAGGAGCAGGGAATGCTGATGGATTTTTAATCACCCTCATATATCCTGCAAGGACTATAAGATCTACTTGGTATACCTCAAATAGTTTAACCATTTGATCTTCATCTTTATGATTAACATAGCAATGATTTATTCCAAATTTTCCTGCTCTTCTTAATGCTCCACAGTCCTTTTTGTTATGGATCATTAACACAACTTCGTCATATCTACAAGTACGCACAATGTTCTCGAAATTTGTACCATTTCCAGAACACATTACGCCAAGTCTCATTGACCCCAATCCTCATATGTTGGTTCTTCCTCCCCAACATAATGTCTAAAGTGTTTCGTGTCAAAATATGATGGTGGTAAAGGTTTCACATCATCATATGCTCCCTTCAATCTCTTCTTATACTCACGTTCATCTAAGACTTCATTGATAAGGATCTTCATCTCCTTCGCATAAGTCTCAGTAAATAATCTATGAGGAGTAATCCTCCAAGGTTTATGAGGTTGTACTTTTATTGGTCCTTTATAATTAGGATCAAGAGGAGCACTCATCCCTTGGGTATCGATCTTACTCATAATGACCTCCCATTCTTATCAACTAAACCAAGTTTCTTTACCTGACTAAGATTAGATTTCTCTTGTCTTTTAATTTTCTTATATTTTTTAATAAGTTTATCGACTTCAGCATTAGATATATTAACCTTCAATTCCTTTTCCTTATCTTCCTTCTTAGCAAACCCACTAAAACCCTCTGGTGTAACAGCCGTCTCCTTATCATCAACATAATCATTGATTACGTCCTGTATTTCATCTCTAATAAGAGCATTCACTTGAGCTTTAAGTAGATCATCACTCATCCTTTTCTCCTCCTCTTTTTCTCAGGTGGTTTGTATCCCCATTG